GACAATTTAGGTCAGATTGATGATATAATATACTTTCAAAGGAAACTATATAAGTCATTAACTGTACCTTCATCTCGTCTAGATACTGAAAACTCCGGCATGATCTCGTTAGGTCGTGCAAGTGAAACTACCAGAGAAGAACTTAAGTTTCAGAAGTTCATATCTCGTATAAGAAAGAAGTTTTCAAATCTCTTTATTGATATGCTACATACCCAGTTAATACTTAAAGGTATTGTAACTGAAGATGAATGGGCAGAAATCAAACATGATATATCTGTCGATTTCATTAAGGATTCGCACTTCGCGGAAATGAAGAATGCTGAATTATTAAGAGAAAGAATACTCACTCTACGAGAAGTTGATGAATATGTTGGCCGCTACTATTCGGTTGAATGGGTAAGAAAGAATATTCTTATGCAAACAGACGAGGACATCGAAGAAATAATTAAACAGATTGGAGATGAAAAGGCAGCTGGAGGCGATGACGACGACGAATTCGACGAAGAAAAGGAATTCGGAATGAAAAAGATTAGTGATAGCACTCCTTTAGTAGTATCTCAATTAGAGATGCAAAAGGAAGACAAAGACTAAATACACATTTAAAATTCTATAAATATATAAAAGGACAAAACCATGTATTACAAACCATTAAACGCGGAAATAGCCGCGCCGACCACTCAAGCAACGGCATCTACCGTCTCGGCCGGTAAAGCAATTCGTGCAGTAAACACATCTACTAATACAGCACATCTTGTTAGTTTAGTAGATAATAACCCACAAACGACATCAGTCGTTAATGCCACTGCTCAAACAGTTATAACAATGGATAGTGTCGTCGGAGTTGAAGTTGGTGATGTTGCAACGGCAACAAATATCACTGCTGGTACAGTTGTAGCTTCGATCTCAGGTAATGCAGTCACATTGGGCGCAGCACTTACTGGTGCAATTGACGGTTCAGGAACAGCGATCAGCGTTAAGTTTGATAGAGTTGCAGGTTCTATGAGTGTCAATTATGGAGAAACTGCAGTTATAGATAAGAATCAAACACAAAGTTTGTTTGCCGCTAATAATGCAGTAAAGCTTTCATCAATAACTTATCCTAAGGGGTAATTGGAGCAGATATTATGTCAATAGAAAAAATGATCGACGCATTGGCCGATGGCAACAATGCAGAAGCAAACACAATGTTTAAACAAGAGATTAGTACTCGTATCTCAGATGCTATAGAAGCAAAGAAAGTAGAGATAGGTAAGTCAATCTATAATAAGGAAGACTAATGAAACTTATATGCGAAGATTTCGAGCAAGAACTCGAATACATTACAGAAGCTAATGGACAGAAGAAGAACACCTTTATCAAAGGTATCTTCATGCAGTCAGAGAAGAAGAATCGAAATGGCCGTATATATCCAAAGAAGATAATGGAGAAGGCGGTTGCACGATATACCGAAACTCAAATTGTTACCGGTCGTTCTGTTGGTGAATTAAATCATCCCGATGGCCCAACGATCAATCTTGACAAAGTATCTCATCTCATTACAGAATTATCATGGGAAGGAAACAACGTCCTAGGTAAAGCTAAGTTACTCGACACCCCTATGGGTTTGATTGCGAGAGGTTTAATCGAAGGTGGAGTTCAGCTCGGTGTATCATCACGGGGTATGGGTTCTTTAGTAACAAGGAATGGTGTCAATCAGGTCGGTGAAGATTTTATGCTGAATACGGTTGATATCGTACAAGATCCTTCTGCTCATGAAGCATTCGTTAATGGTATCTTAGAAGGTGCCGAATGGTTGTATGATGAGAAGCATGGTGTTTATGCAATGGAAACATTGGAAGAACAAAGGAAGACTCTTAAACATAAGAAGATTGATACTGATAAATCTATCAAAATGTTCAAGGATTTTTTAAATACGATATAATTCAATCCAGAGGATTGTTTTTGTATAAATATAATTAATGATTTGAAAGAATCGTTTTTAACTATATAATGGGTCATTTGATTAAGTGGGACTGAAGTTACATTATGTGATTTCCTCTCAATACTTTAACATTACGGAGAAACTGTACATATGAAAAAGTACAAAGAAGAGATAGACCTCCAAGATGAACTCGTTGAAGACATTGAAGAGTTTGATGAGGATATCGAAGTTGACGAAGCTAAACAAGATGAGAATCTAGACAACTTCGGCGAAAAGAAAGCTAAACCTTTTAAGAAAGAAGAAGCTGACGAAGACGACGAAGAGTCGGACGAAGAAGAAGCTGAAGACGACGAAGAAGAAGAAGCTGAAGAAGAAGAAGAGAAAGTAGAAAAGAAAGAAGCCAAGAAAGAAGAGAACTTTAAAAGTGATCTTGATGCATTGGTTGAATCTGAAGCTACATTATCTGAAGGCTTTCGCGCTAAGGCTTCTGTCATATTTGAAGCGGCACTTAATTCTAAAATCAGCGAAACTGTTGAACGTTTAGAAGAAGATTATGCTGAGCGGATGGATGAAGAAGTTACTACTATCCAAACCAATTTGATCGAAAAGGTTGATGGTTATTTAAACTATGTTGTTGAAACATGGATGGAAGATAACGCACTAGAAGTCGAGAAAGGTATTCGTACTGAAATCGCTGAATCTTTTATGGATTCCCTACAAGCTGTATTCAAAGAGCATTATGTTGAAGTTCCAGAAGGCAAGGTTGATCTTGTTGACGAACTTAGTGCTAAAGTAGATACACTCGAGGAAGATTACAATACAGAGATCGCTCGCGGCATCGAACTCAAGGAAGAAAATGCGAAACTTGTTAAGCAGCAAATCATTCGTGAATCATCAATTGGATTGTCTGAATCTGAAATTGAGAAACTTAAATCTTTAGTTGAAGATATTGATTTTGAAAGTGCAGAAACTTTTGCTACAAAAGTAAACACTTTGAAAGAATCTTACTTTAAAACCACTGTTGTTACTACTGACGAAGAAGAATTGAACGAGTTCGCACCTGTTGCAAAATCGCTTTCTGATTCAATGAGCCAGTATGTTGCTGCATTATCTATTAAATAACTCGGAGTTATTAACAAAATGATTAACCAAAAAGAAATATTAGAAAAATGGGCACCTATGCTCGACGCCGACGGCGTTGAAAGCATTAGTAATGCTCAAAAACGTGCTGTAACTGCTGTTGCACTCGAGAACACAGAAAAAGCTCTTATGGAAGAACGTGGCCAGTCTACTTATCTTGCAGAAGCTTCACCTGTTAACCATACTGCTGCTGGCGCAAACCCAATGGCAAACTGGGATCCAATCCTGATTTCACTTGTTCGCCGTGCAATGCCTAACTTAATTGCATATGACATTGCTGGTGTTCAACCAATGTCTGGGCCAACTGGTCTTATCTTTGCAATGAAATCTCGTTATACTAGTCAAGCTGGTGCTGAAGCATTGTTTAGCGAAGCTAACTCTGGTTTCTCTGGCAACAACGCTGGTGCTGATGCTACTGGTGGTGGTTCTGCATTGGGTGCTGACAGTTCTTCACTTGGTGGAACTGACTCATCTCCTGCTGACACAGTAAATGACGCTTTCGGCATTGGTCAAGCAATGACTACTGCTGCTTCTGAAGCTCTTGGTAGTGGTGCTGCAAACGAAGGTCATTTCGCTGAAATGTCTTTCAGTATCGATAAGACTACTGTAACTGCAAAGTCACGTGCTCTTAAAGCTGAATACACAATGGAACTTGCACAAGATCTTAAAGCTGTACATGGTCTTGACGCAGAATCAGAATTGGCTAATATCCTTTCTGGTGAAATTCTTGCTGAAGTTAACCGCGAAGTAATTCGTACTGTTAACTCTCGCGCTGTACTTGGTGGTCAACAGACTGGTCTAACTACTGCTGGTATTTATGATCTTTCTACTGATGCTGACGGTCGATGGGCTGTAGAGAAAATCAAAATGCTTATGTTGCACATGCAACGTGAAGCTAACAAAATCGCAGTTGATACTCGTCGTGGAAAAGGCAACTTTGTTGTTGTTTCTGCTGACATCGCTGCTTCTTTGAATGCTGCTGGTCTTCTTGATTACTCTTCACCTTTAAACGGCAATGCTGTTTCTGATGACGTAACTGGTCCTTCTGTTGTAGGAACAATCGGCGGAAACATGAAAGTTATCCTTGACCCATACGCCACTGTTGATTATATGACTATCGGTTATAAAGGTTCTAATGCATATGACGCAGGTATTTTCTACTGCCCATACGTTCCTTTAACTATGGTTCGTGCAGTCGGTGAGAATACATTCCAACCTAAAATTGGTTTCAAAACTCGCTACGGTATGGTTGCTAATCCTTTCGTTGACAATACTAACGAAATCGGTGCGGTTCGTACAAACACTTATTACCGAATTGTTAAGGTAAACGGTGTTATTGATTCTACTGCTTAATCTCTGATTAAGTCTTAGGACATAAAAGGGTCGCTTTTGCGACCCTTTTTTTATGGGCGCTCTAAAAAAGGTTATAAATAATAGAGTATAGATGAATTAACGAGGAAGTCATGCCATATAATATTAATACGGACATATCTGGAACAACTGGAGTATCGCTTATGAGCGACATTTCGTACTTGTCGCCAACTGGATTTCATTTATTAATCGATAACCTCAAGTTTCAGAACTCGCAGTTTCTTATACAGAACGCGACATTACCAACGATATCATTACCACCCGCAAACTTCGCCACACCTGTAAGACAATTAGGGTTTCATGGTGATAAGATTGATTACAGCCCGTTTGATTGCACCTTTCTGATTGATGAAAACTTGATCAATTATAAAGAGATTCATGATTGGATTCTAGCACAGGTTGTAGAAAGTGATAGCAAGAAGAAGACTAGAGATATGACATTATCAATTCTGTCTTCGTCAAACAACGTGATTAAACAGATTCAGTTCGTTGATGCATTTCCTGTTGATTTATCCGCGGTTGCATTTGATGCGACTGCAACTGATGTTGAATACATGACCGCGAGCGTCACGTTTAACTACAGTTACTATAAGTTATTATAAATACATATGTAAACTAATTATATGATAGGACTTTGTTATGATACCTTTAGACGCAATCTACGAAATGTGGAAAGTAGATTCTCCTATCGATGAAATGAATTTAGACGCCGCTTCAATACAAGGCGCAAAACTGCATTCCAAATACATTGAAATCTGGTCAATGTACAGGCTCACTCTCAAGAAACGAGAAGCAGAGCTACAAGTACTCTTAAAAAACAAATACCTCTGGTACAATGGAAAAATGTCTAAGTCTGAGATGGATAATCTTGGTTGGGAATATGACGCACTAGACGGTTTAAAGATCATGAAAGGTGAGATGCATTACTTTTATGATTCAGATAAAGATATACAACAGGCCGTGGCCAAAATAGAATACACCAAAAACGTAGTAGATGTATTAAAAGAGATAATGGAATCCATAAAATGGAGACATCAAACGATTGGTAATGCTATAAAATGGCGACAGTTTACGAGTGGTATGTAATGGAAACCCCCGACTGGAACACGATAACAATACAAAAGAAGAACCAAGCCTTTGTCCATATTGACGCAGAACCATCAATTCTTAATGAGCTCGTTGACTTTTTTTCGTTTCAACCTGAGGGATATCAGTTCATGCCCTCATATAAGAACAAGATGTGGTCCGGCTACATAAGAATCTTTGATAGTAGAGCGAGGCAACTACCTATCGGCCTGTATTCGTATGTACAAGAGTTTGCAAACACTCGAGACTATAAGATTAAACTAGAGCATAACAACTACTATGGATTGCCTGGAACAAATCACGACTACGACATGGAATGGATTAATGATTGCACATTTACATCTCGAGGAGCGCCAATTAAACATCACGACTATCAACTGGCCGCGGTTGAACATTGTCTGGAAAAGCGAAATTCATTAGTCATATCGCCAACTGCATCTGGCAAGTCGTTTATAATATACTCAATATTGCGATATTATCTTGATAATCATGAACAAGATGTTTTGATTGTAGTACCCACAACATCCCTTGTAAAACAAATGAATAGTGACTTTGCTGATTACTCTCAGTTCGATGATGGGTTTATGTCCGATGATTTATGTCATATCATATACTCTGGCCAAGATAAAAATACGAAGAAACGCATCACCATTACAACGTGGCAGTCTATATACAAACTACAGCGTACTTGGTTCGAAAGGTATGGTTGTGTTATAGTGGATGAAGCGCATCTTGCAACCGCGAAGTCGTTGACCTCTATTATGTCTAAGCTCTCGGAAGCGGAATACAGATTTGGCACTACAGGCACGATCAAGGATGGGTCCGTGAAGAGTCATCGGTTGCAATTAGAAGGTCATTTCGGTAAGGCTCATTATGTGACGACTACCAAGAAGTTAATTGATGATGGCACACTCGCAGGACTGAATATCAATATCTTGTTGGTTAAGTTTCCAGATGAAGAATGTAAATTGATCAAGAAGATGAAGTATCCCGACGAGATAGATTTCATTGTGAGACACGAAAAGCGTAATAACTTCATCAAGAATCTTGCCCTTGATCTTGATGGTAATACTTTGATATTATTTCAATTTGTTGATAAACATGGAATACCGCTCCATGCATTGATCGAAAAGTACGCCCATGAAAGAAGAAAGATTTTCTATGTGTCGGGCAAAACAGATGCTGACACCCGTGAAGATATACGGAAACTAACGGAATCGCAGAAGAATGCTATTATTGTTGCTAGTTTAGGTGTATTCTCTACAGGCATCAATATTCGCAATCTTCACAACATCATATTTGCATCACCATCTAAGAGTCAAATCAAAATACTTCAATCAATAGGCCGGGGTTTGAGAAAATCGGATGATGGTAGAATTACGACTGTATATGATATCGTAGATGATTTGCATTGGAAATCCCATAAGAACTACGCATTGAAACATGCGGCAGAAAGAATAAAAATATACAGTCAACAAGAGTTCGATTACAAAATACATGAAGTACCCTTGAAGTAATTGATACATATAAATAGTGATATAAACTAATACACGAGATACAGATGATAGATGGATTGAACCTATTATACATTAAACTTGTGTCCGGTGAAGACATAATTGGTAATGCAATATATGAAGATGATGGCGTAATTGAAGTACAGGATTGCCTTCAGATTATTAAGAGCCATGGTGAAAATGACCGATATTCCTATTATATGAAAGAATGGATGTCTTTTGCGAATGATAATATTGTAGGGGTTAGTAGATGCAATATAGTGGCCCAGGCAGAAGGCACTGATGAATTACTAAGATTCTATGTTATTGCATTAAGTAAAATAGTGACTAAAGAATTACACGAAGCAACAGATGATGACGATGAGATAATGGAATCAATGGAAGTTGCACCAAAAGGGGTAACAAGGCATTAAAATACTTAGTGTATACCAACCTGCCCTGGCACGACTTAGTTATTATAACATAACTACACAGACTTGTCAACCCTTTTCTTAATTAGTTTCAAATTAAATAGTTATTGACAAACGCACCAAAACCGTGTATAATACATTATAAAGGATATAAAACTATGAAGATTAAACCTAAAGATAAACCCCATTACGTCAATAATAGAGACTTCTCGCAATCAGTTTGTGATTATGTAAACATCGCCAACGCGGCCAAAGAGAATGGTGTACCCATACCCGTGGTACCTGAATATATTGCTAGGTGTTTTCTCAAAATAGCAGAAGGTCTCTCTTACAAATCCAATTTCATACGATACACTTATCGAGAAGAAATGGTAATGGATGCAGTTGAAAACAATCTCCGGGCCATTGTTAACTATAACATTGAAGCGGCAACACGAACAGGAAACCCCAACGCATTCTCATATTTCACACAAATCAGTTACTTTGCTTTCTTGCGCCGTATAGCCAAGGAGAAGAAGCAACAAGACATCAAATTCAAATTCATCGAAAAATCTGGTTACGACGACTTCATGTATTTAAATGAAGAAGAGTTGAATCATTTAAGCAGTATCGATCATTCATTTGTTGATGAACTAAGATCACGAATCCAACGAGTAAAGGATGATGACGGTTTTACAAAGAAGCAGATACAAGCAGAGAAGAAAGCAGAAAAGGAAAGAAAGAGGGAAGGATTAGAACTATTCACATGCAATAGGTAAATAATATGTTATATACAGCTGAAGACAACAAGAAACTAAACAAGGTTATCTTGCGAGAATCCGATACGAAAATAAAAACAGAATTAGTTGATACTGAATATATGGATGCATTCCATGCCGCCCGTGATGAATGGGAAGGCGAATGGGTTTATGACGACGATTAAAATTACCATTTGAGCAACATTTTATATGAAAACAGATTATAGATTTTACACATTTACACCAAATAGATACACTGAAGCGTTTCAAATTCTAGTGCGAAACGAGTGCTCGTTTGTGAGAGACGATGATTCGTTTCGCATTAGATTAGATCTTATATCAATGCCAGACGCTGTGTTAAAGAAAATACGTTTTCTAGCAGAACAAAGTGATGTTATGGGAGATATTACACAATGAAAATTGCATTCTTGAATGATACACATGCAGGAGTACGCAATAGCTCTGAGATTTTTATCAATTATCAAGCAGCATTCTACGAAGAGGTATTCTTTCCCTATTGTCTAGACAATGGAATCAAACAGATTATTCATCTTGGTGATTACTATGATAATAGAAAGTATATAAACTTCAAAGCACTTAACGCCAACCGAGCACACTTTCTTGATAATCTAAAGAAGTTTGGTATTACTATGGATATTATCCCGGGCAATCATGATTGTTATCATAAAAACGATAATAATCTTTGTTCGCTAAAAGAGTTGTTGGGTCATTACATGAATGAAGTTAATATAGTCATGGAGCCTCGAGTCATGGAATATGACGGTTGTAATATTGCACTTATTCCATGGATTAACAACTACAACTACAAAGAAAGTATGCATTTCATTCAGACATGTAAGGCAGATTTCCTTGGAGCGCATCTTGAACTTATTGGTTTTGATATGATGAAAGGTATCAAGAATCAACACGGCATGGGTATGGACGCATTCAAGAGATTTGAACAAGTCTGGTCTGGTCATTTTCATACGAAGTCTACCCAGGGTAACATCACATATCTCGGTTCACAGCTTGAGTTTACCTGGGCTGATGCTCACGACCCTAAGTATTTCCATGTATTCGATACAGATACAAGGGTGATGACTCCAGTTCACAACCCAGTTACATTATTTGAAAAGATCGTATATGACGACAAGAAGAGTGGTTACGAGTCTGCGAAGGTGAAACAATATACTGACAAGTTTATCAAAATTGTGGTAGTAAACAAAACAGATCCATATTCGTTTGATAAATTCGTCGATAGGATTAATGATGTAGGAGTTCATGATCTAAAGATAGCGGAGTCATTCGATGAATTTGCCGGTATGAACACATCCGACAATAACATTACGGTAGAAGATACCACGGAGTTATTGGATGGGTATGTTATGAATGTAGAGACCGATTTGAATAAAGATCGTATAAAGCAATTGATGCAAGAAGTTTACGTTGAAGCTTTGAATCTTGAGGTGGTGTAGACTATGATAAGTTTCCGAAAATTAAGATATAAGAACTTCCTTAGCACGGGTGATTCATTTACAGAGATTCTCCTTGACAAATCGCAAACAACTTTAGTTGTAGGTAAGAACGGTGCAGGCAAATCGACCATGACAGATGCATTGTCATTTGCATTGTTTGGAAAGCCTCATAGAAACATCACTAAACCGCAACTAATCAATTCTATCAATGGAAAGAATTGTGTAGCAGAGATCGAATTTGATATCGGAAAGCAATCGTTTCGTATTGTTCGTGGTATAAAGCCCGCAATCTTTGAGATTTATCAGAATGACAAACTGCTCAATCAGGATGCAAAATCTCGTGACTATCAAAAGTTTCTTGAGTTAAACATTATTAAGATGAATCATAAGTCGTTCCATCAGATTGTTGTGTTGGGTTCTAGTTCGTTTATTCCGTTCATGCAATTGCCAGCTGGGCATCGTCGTGAAGTAATAGAAGATCTTTTAGATATAAACATATTCTCTAAAATGAATATGATAATGAAAGACAGACTTAACAAAAACAAAGATCATCTTAAAGAGGTTGTATATCAAAACGAGCTTCTCAAAGACAAGATTGAAATGCAAAGAAACCACATAGATAAAGTGTCAATATTGAATCAGAATACTCTTACAGATATATTTGCCGAGGTTGATAACATCACCGAAGAGATAACTGATTATGGAGATCAGAATGATACCCTACAAGCAGAACTTGATGCTAATTTTAATACCGTACATTTAAATTTGGCCAAACAGAACGAAGACAATCTGAAACTTGTGGAGTACGCGGCACAATTCAAACAACAGATGAACGTTATCGTCAAGGATGCTAAGTTCTATACGGATAATGATGATTGTCCTTCGTGTGGAGTTGAAATAAACGAATCTACCAAGAAGCACAACATCGAATCATGTGAAGCAAAAGCAGCAGAATTATCTAATGCTATGGAGACCCTTGAAGGTAAGAGCACGGTTCTGAAATCTTCTATTATGACATTACAGGTCGAAATGAATAAGATGAATGATCACAAGGTGACTATTAGAAACAATAACTCCAGTATCAAGAGTCTGCAAGAAAAGATCCGGGTAAAGCAAGGTAATGTTACCAAGTTGAATAGTCAGGACGGAGATGTGAGTGTCGCGACAGATGCCCTGAACAATCTAGTTACTCAACGAGATGTTATCGTGGAGACCAAGGCCAGGTTGAATGAAGAACAGACATACTTCAATGCTTGTAATGAGATGTTGAAAGATACAGGTATCAAAACTAAGATCATCAAGGAATATCTGCCGGTAATGAACTCTATTGTCAACAAGTACCTTCAGATACTGGATTTCTTTGTAGACTTCAACATTGATGAGAACTTCAATGAGACGATCAGATCACGATATAGGGATGCTTTCAGCTATTCCTCATTTAGCGAAGGTGAGAAGATGAAGATTGACATATCCTTGTTATTCGCGTGGCGCCAAATCGCCAAGCTCAAGAACAGCGCCAGCACCAATCTCTTGATACTCGACGAAACATTCGATTCTAGCCTTGACCAAGATTCGGTTGATAATCTAATGAAAATAATGGATACGCTCGGTATGGAAACTAACACATTCATTATCAGTCATAAAGGTGATATGCTAGCAGATAAGTTCCGCTCTAAGATAGAATTCGTCAAATCTCGTAACTTTAGTGTCATAAAATAAGGTATATGTTCAGAGACCGATGAGTTATGTCGGTCTCACAACACCTATTCATTTAGTTTCGTCTCATAGCTTGCATACGGCACGATGATAACCCATGACATTATATCTTATTCAGCGTACGCAGCGTTTGAGTCCTCTATTTAAACATCAGCACCTCATAAACTAAGTTAATACCACCATAAAAAGATTTGTGTGAAATAATGCATTTAGTTGTTGACAACTAATTAATGTCCCTGTATAATGGTTGTATGAATTGGAAAACACCTATATTTGGAAATCTAAACGATATAACTAAATGTTATATCGATATAACTCCAAGTTCTAATAAATGTGTTAAATGTGTTGATATTATACAGAGATTGTGTTATAATACATGTATTGAAATTGAGGAATAAAGAATGAATAAACTACTTGTAAATCTACTTGCGAAAGAAAATATCACTGTCCAAGTTGGTAACTATAAAACAGCGTATTTCGTTCCCTCTACTCGAACACTGGGATTACCTTTGTGGTCGTCGGATTCAAAATATCTTAATGACCTTTTGGTTGGCCACGAAGTCGGCCATGCTCTCTATACTCCAACTCAAGGTTGGCATGATGCTAAAGAAGACGTCCCGGGGATTCCTCGTTCATTCATTAACATTATCGAAGATATTAGAATCGAGAAGTTGGTGATCAGGGCATACCCTG